GAACCGCTACCTCCTCAGGTAAGACGCTAACCAGTGTGAACCGTTGCCGATCCTGCTGAAATAGTAATATATAATCCTGTGCTGCTATATTGAAGTGGTGAGGTGAATGGCGTATTTGCATAACCAAGTGGGTCTGTTGAACCTACTGTCGCCAACCGCTTGCCTGATGTTGAGCCTTCATACAGTATTGCTACACCGCCGGTTGCTTCAGCGTAAGTAACCACACCCTGACCAGTCTTGACTACGCCGTTGGTAGTTAATGCGCCTGTTGAATAACCTTTTGGACTGGACATATTTATACTCTCAATGTTGTTTAGTGGGCTTTTTGATCAATGCCAGCGGTGAGCAGATAGGCTACACGCCTTGCCAGCTCTGTTTCGCCAACGCTTTCAATCTCAATAGGTGCGCCGTCTTTGCCTGTTAACTCTTGCCTATCACGCCATTCATCAGGCATTCGGTTCTTTAGCCAGAATATTAGCGATGTTGAATCAGGCGGATAATGCTTGACTGTTTCATGAGTGAGTATCTCACCCTGATTATTGAATACTTTCTCTTCTTTGTGAGAATAGCCGGTAGCTCTTTTGAACAGGCTTTCAACCACTCTAGCGTCAACTTCAGACTTGCCAAGCTTTAAGGACTCAAAAAACTCAGGGAAATCAATCTTCCAGTTGTTTATAGTCTGCTCTGTAACCTTAAAGAAATCAGCCAACTGATTATCAGTAGCACCCAGCAGCGCTAGCTTACGCGCCTGCTCACAGTACTCTGGTTTATATTTGGTTGGTCTCGCCATAGTATGATATTTAATCTATTTCTCTCATTTTTACCAACACCTTAGCGTTACTCTGCCTCAGTAATCCGCTGATTGGTCAGATCTTCGCCGCAGTATCTTGTATGAAGAGTGAGTATTGATATCCCTACTGAATACTTTGGCTCTGTGCCACTTCTCCACTTTTGAAGGGTTGACCAGCCTACTCCTATCAATTCGCCTACCGTTGATGGGTTTGCGCCATGCTTTTCTAAATCTTTGAAAATTTCTATCCATGGCAGCTTTTTAGGATAGACATATTCACTTAATTTGAATGTTTCCATTATAGTTCATACGTATTCTGTACATGTTTTGCTCCGAACCCCTCAAAGAACCTGATTGAGCCTTCATTCTTTGGGTTGATATTGGCTAAGAACTTACCTGGATGAGCCAATAACAGCAGCTCCATTGCTTTTCTGCCGTAACCTTTGCTTCGATACTGTTTGAATACTGCGATACCTATCTCTCTTTTATGTGTCAGATAGATAGACCCAACCGAACAATCACTGTCTTGGATGAAATACCACGCCAAATACGGCTCACTATCAACGAATTCAATATGTGAATGTGCGGTAGGTATCGCCTTATGGCTGATTGATTGATCTGGTTCGCGCTCTAGCAGTAGATTGTAGAGTATTTCAAAGTGGTCTTCATTGTCATACACCGATTCAAGCTTAATCATAGCCTCACCTCGATACCTTTAGCTGATAGATACTCTGCCGCGCCTTTTGGCGTGCAGTCCGTGAACTGGAACAATGCTCCAGCCGCCACAGCGCTTGCTCCTGCCTTTATTGCGTTACGCATGTCCTCGTAGCCAGAGCAACCTCCAGAGGCGACTACAGGGATGCTTACAGCCTCAGATACGGTTTTGATCATCCCCAAGTCATATCCAAGCATTGATCCATCATCATCTACCGATTGAAGCAGGATTTCTCCAGCACCAGATAGTTCCAATGCGTCCGCCATTGCCGCTATGAAATTAGTGGAGTACGTCTTCTTAATATCCAAGGAGATTGTAATACATTGCCTTCCAAATCTTTCAGATAGCCTGTCTACAATTTCACTCTTACTGTAATTTATGCTTACCTTATCCGCTCCAGCCCTAAGCAACTTTTCGACATGGCGATAATTCTTAATCCCACCCCCAACCGTTAATGGTGAGAAACAACCCTCAGATAACCGGCGAACCATCTCATAATCTGGCTCTCTGCCTTCTTTAGTCGCTGTCACATCAAGTAAAACCAACTCGTCTACGCCGCGCATAGCATGAACCCTGGCAGCCTGCATGGCATTACCTACCACTCGATCAGCCTTGAAACCAATTCCTTTAACGAGCTGGCCATTCTTGGATAAGATAGTTGGTATGATTCTAGTGGCTAGCATTAGAAAAACTTCACCGGGATAGATTCACAATTATCCTCTACACGCCGAAACATGCTCCAGTCTGTAAAACTGTCCATAGCTTTGAATAGCGACCTTCTATCCATGCCAATTCTTTCCAATACTTCGTCCAAACTAACGCCAGCATAAGTTTCTGGAAAAATATGCTCTCGCTCTGCAATTATCCTCAGTCCTTCGTCCCTAGTTAAAGCTCCACTTCTGATATCGATAGACACTTGAGCAGCACAGCGCCCATACCCATATTTCAAATATCCTGCCCAGTCGTGCAAGCCTGTTTGCGCATTGTCCAGGTTTTCAGCTTTCCACCAATTAGACTCACAAGGCAGCTTGGCTATCATCCCATGGCCTGTCGCCACTTCCGCATTATGCTTTGAATCCCACGGTAGATATTTGCCCAAGAAATGAGCCTCCACACCTACAGTTTCGATTAATGAAATAGCTGGCAACTCATAATCAGCCATATTTCTAGCTGTGATTCCTTCCGCGCCGACAAAATCACTTGTCCTTAGCCCAAGAAACCCACCGAACTCTTGAGTCCAGCGGCGCGTCATTGTCTTGGCTTCTTCGCTACCTTCAGGGCCGCCATACTGATCTTGCGGATTTTCACCGTAAAAGATGAGGGGGACATTCATATCAACCGCCACTCTGAAAGGTGTTGAGAATATAGCAGCATGCTCTGGCCACGAAATATCACCGACCATTTCCAATCCCAGCTTGTTTAGCTTGGCCCTGACTGTTTTGTTTGGCGATACTTCAATGGTTGTGGCGTACCTAGCAAGATTGTCGATATTCTTTCTGCCTATCGGCGTTAGGTGACAGGTTGAGGCAGTCACTACTAGAGGGTCGGCACCCAACTCAATTAGCTTAAGCACTTGATAAGTTGAGTCTTTTCCTCCAGAGCTTGGCACAATACACCGGCCATCATGCCTATCAAGTAGGCTTAACAGCTCTTTCTCTCTTATTTGCCAGTCGATATCAGGCTTCTTGGCTGCATTAATACAAGCCGGGCAAACACCATCCACAAACACATGGTCAGGGCGCGTATTAGGCATAACGCATTCAGAACATCGAATCATTTCCGCTTCTCCATCAGAAACCATGTTAGATCGTCTTGTGGGAATTGGTCTTTATGATAGGTGAATCCGTAGTCAACCATCTGAAGGTCAGGGTATTTCTCCATCATTTCGCCAGCAAAATCACGCTTCCATAACTTACTTGAATGGCCGCGATACTCAACTTCTACGGGGGTAGGGCTGTAGTATTCACATATTAGAACGTATCTACCTGAGCTTCTATAAAGCACATCATAAGCAGCTGGTAAATCTGCTGGAAGGATATGAATTAGCAACCCTTTGGTGAAAGCTAGGTCAGCATGTTCATAATTGGGCGGCTCAAAATCAAAGATTGACTGCCTGAATATGAACCCACAAGGTATCTCCATTGCGGCCTGCTCATTTATCTCAACCCCAATCAAAGCCAAATCATGACCAAGTTTGTTTATTGCATCTAAATTCTGCCCAGTTCCAGCCCCAAGCTCTATGATTCTTTTAACGCCTTGGGTTTTGGATAGAATCTTAGAAAAAAAGAATATATTGGAGAGTACGCTACCAACCTCAGCTTCCTTCTGGCGTTTGTGATAATCATCGCCAAACTCTTCTTTCCAAAAAGCTTCAGCTTCCATGATTTCCACCTAGTTTTTTGTGCATTTCCAGCGCTCTATTCCAGTCGTCAAAGGTATTTATATCGCAAACCCTGTCTTCACTTATTGGTACGTTGATTGAGTTTTCGTGAAGTGGATC